CGCTTTGCGTAGTGTATATTCAATAAAAATGGGAGATAGTCGCCTCGAACTACCTCCCGTATTTCTCTTGTCATTTATATTCCCTCGTGAAGCGATTGTAACGGCTTCTGCCGTGTTTAAATTGTATTGTCTTACTTACCCTATCTGCCACCTCTCCTAACGCCGTGAGAGCGCATAGAGAAAGGATAAGGCAAGAACTTAAAAATAATATGTAAAAAATCCAGTCTAAATTTTCCACTATTTTACCCTCTTTTTGTTTGACATAGACGCCCATTCGGGCGTTTCGCGTATACTCAACGCTCTTCAGTATGCCTCTAGTAAGGAATGTTGTTAAAATACTCGTGAACTATCTGCTCGCCTACTATGTAGGTATACATATTAACGACACGCTCTGGTTCATCTATTGGCGTAGACACCTCCCCGAAGTTGTCCTTCTCGTAATCTACTACTGTCTGGATAATCTCCCAAGTATCAGAACCACACCATTCTTTCGCTTTATGCGTGCCTATGATGTAATAGTCTATATTGAATGCTTCGTGGTGAACATCGTGTTTGTCACTATACTGTCCAGCCACGTCAAACTCTGACATAAAGTTTTCAAAGTATTCTTTGATTTCTTCGTATTTTGGTGCTTGTGTTGTGATTTCTTGCATTTCTCTATCCCTCTTTTTAAAATTATTAATTGTTGTAATTCCATATATAGCTTGGTGTCTCATCCCAAATATCTTTTAATATTTGTGTTGGTGTCTTGTCGTATATTGGGTAATCAGAACCCAATATCTCACTAACACTATTTTTAGTTAATACTAAAAGACTACTGCAAAATTGTTCTTGTTCTTGTTCCGTCAATTCTCCGTAAGTTTTCATGCTATCTCCTCCACTATGTAAGAATTGTTTCTCTGTTCTAAGCTGTATTCAAAAGACGCTATCGCTTCGTTTTTTGTGTAGTATAAATATTGTTCTGTGAATAAGTATCCTTGGTCGTCTATATCACTAATGACCAAGTATCCGTTATTGTTTGCTTCTATGTTCATGCTGTTTTATACCCTCTTTAATTACGATGAACCCATATTATCTATGTGTTATTACAATGTCAAGCACTAATTGAAATTAATTTAATATAATTTCCGTTACCTTATATATGTTATCCGTTGCACCATAACAGTGCGATTCCTGGAGCTGCACCAAAATAGTGCAATGTGTGTGTGTGTGATTCTATTCTATATGTAGGTGCTTAACTCACACTCTCACCAGCGCACCTAGAATCATTATCAGATTGCAATTGAGAATCATTGGCATTATCATTCCTAAATACAAAGCCCCCGTCCCCCCGTATGAGCTGATGTATATATATAATCACCCTCAATCCTACATCAAACGTCCAACTGGCAATGCTGCAGTGCAACATATTTAACTATTATTATTCCAGACTAGACTACGCACTAAAATGGTGCATTTATTTAATTAAATCAACTAGATACTGTGTATTTGTACAGGTAGTACTTTGAATTAGTTAATATTACATTAACTTTATGTAATCTTATTAGAAATAACTTGACTTTTGATTAAAAATATGCTATACTATTAAGTATAATTTAAAGTACAAAGATACCTGTGCTGTTACATATCGCACAGGAAGTAGATATACTTTAGTATATCAGACTAAAGGGAGAAGTTACTATGTAACTTTGACCTTCCTTCCAATTAATTATAAATAATAGAGTAGAGCTATGCCTAAAGCAAAATCTAAGGTTAATCAAGCAGGTAACTACACTAAACCTACAATGAGAAAGAATCTGTTTAATAAGATTAAAGCTGGAGGAAAAGGCGGTAAACCTGGTCAATGGTCAGCACGTAAAGCACAGATGTTAGCTAAAGAATACAAAGCTAAAGGTGGAGGTTACAGGTCTTGAAGGGTGTAAAGCATTATAAAAAAGATGGGACAGAGTGGAAAGGCGGTACACACAAGATGCCTAACGGACAGCTTCACTCAGGTAAGGCACACGGTAAAACCAGCCAAAGGCTGTATCACTTAAAGGAACTGTCTAAAACAGCACAGAAGAAAGCTCGTGGGTCTCGCTAAAAGCCAGAAGTCCCTTAAGAAGTGGACAAAGCAGAAATGGCGTACTAAGTCAGGTAAGCCCTCTACACAAGGGTCAAAGGCTACAGGGGAGCGTTACCTTCCAGAAAAAGCAATTAAAGCTTTAAGTAAAAAAGAATATGCAGCTACTACCAGAGCAAAGCGTAAAGCTACTAAAGCAGGCAAGCAAGTAGCGAAGCAGCCTAAGAAAATAGCTAAAAAGACTCGAAGATACAGAAAATAACAAAAAGTGCTTGACAAATACATTAAAGTATGTTATTATATAGATAATAGCGATTTATCTAACGCTAAATTGGAGAGATTCAAGTTTGAATAATACTAATACGATTTACGGTTCCTTCATGTCTCCTCCTGCTCCGAAAGGAATAGACAACAGAAGTCTACAGAGCTTCCCAGGCTTTTCTGCACCTAATTCTTTAGGTCAATCAGCTTTCGGCAGCGCAATGCTGCCATCTTACCCACAACAAGAATTTCCATCAGAATACTACGGACAAGACGAAGAGACTTCATACTTAGTTAATCTTCTTAGAACAAACCCAGCTAGGCTAGGACTGTAAGATGGTTCGCAGAACTACTACAGGCAAAAGCCCTAACTATCGTAAAACGAAAGCAGGAGCAGGAATGACCAAAGCTGGAGTTCGTAGGTATCGAGCAGCGAACCCAGGAAGTAAACTAAAGACCGCAGTTACAGGTAAGGTTAAACCAGGAAGTAAAGCAGCAAAGAGAAGAAAGTCTTTCTGCGCTAGAATGAAAGGTATGCCAGGGCCTATGAAGGATTCTAAAGGCAGACCAACTAGGAAAGCAGCGTCCCTTAAACGCTGGAGATGTAGGTAGTGTTTGGACTTCCGATAGAAGCTGTATCTATGTTAGGGTCTACCGCTTTAGGCGGTGTGATGAAAATGTGGGCACAGTCTCAAGCGGATAAAGCAGAGCAGCATAAAATGATGCTGCAAGCTAACCAACAAGTGCAAGAGAGTGTAGACAGTGCTAGAAACTACTACAATCCAAATGCAGCTTGGATACGCAGATTCATTGTAGTATCTGCTATGATGGCAGGAATAGGGATTGTATTCCTAGCTCCGTTGTTAAACCAAGTAACTAACATTCCAATAGAAGTAACACAAGGAAGTAAAATGCTGTTCGGTATCTTTGACAGTACTAGGACAGTAACAGAATACTTAACCCTAGAGGGTTGGGTAACTCCAGAGTGGCTACCTGTAGCGATTATGAACATTATCGGATTCTACTTTGGTAGCGCAGCTATGACAAGGAATAAATAATGTGGACAAAACCTACTTACATAGACCTTCGCTTTGGCTTTGAAGTGACTATGTACATAAATAACCGATGACTTTAATTCAAATCATATTCTCAGCAGCTGTACTGTACGCTTTGTACTGCATACAGCCTGTTAGATTTAAAAACTGGAAACCTTACGTTAGAAAATACTGTCAGTGCGACAGTAAAAAAGATTAAATTATGGCAAAAGCTAAAGGTAACCCAGCCTTAGTCAAAGGCGGGCCTTCACTTAACCCTAAAGGACGACCAAAAGGGTCAAAGAATAAACTCACTCAAATGCAAAATGCGTTAATTGACCAGTTTGCAGGGGAGATGAACAAAGAATTTAAGGCAGTTATCCGCACTATCATACGAGAAGCAAAGGGCGGAGACATGTCAGCAGCGAGATTGCTCATGGATAGAGCGATTCCTGCTAGGAAAGCCGTAGAACACTACGGCGCACAGGATTCTGGCGGCATTGTAATCAATATTAAAGGATTAGATGACGTTAGTTTAGACGATGGTACAACAGTAAACGCAGATTTCAAGGAGATTGATGATGGCGTACAAGATGAACACTAACCAATGTAGCGATTACGCTAATATGGGCAACTCAGGCGGTGTAAACAACCACGGTGGGACTGCTTCTAGCGGAACTCTCTACTACGCAGCTAGTTCTGCTCCAGCAACTGTAATCCCTGAGAAGGGAACTTCTAACGGTGGTAAGTAAGATGGGTAAAAAGAGAGGAAAGCCAAAGCCGTATGGCTACAGAGCTTAATTTTTCCCTACACCCTGCTCAACAGGCTATTTTTACTGACGACAAAAGGTTTAAAGTAGTTGGAGCAGGTCGACGTTTCGGTAAGTCTTACCTCGCAAGAGTTAAGCTTATCGTTAAAGCGTTAGAAGATACAAATGAGTTTGGTTATGACCTGTCGGATAAAGCGTGTTACTACATAGCTCCTACATTTAACCAAGCAAAAGACATTATGTGGCAGTCTTTGAAACAAATGGCTGCACCCATAACAAAGAAAGTACGAGAAAACGAAGGTATTATTACCTTAGTTAACGACAGAACGATACATCTTAAAGGGTCTGACCGCCCTGAGTCTCTTCGAGGCGTAGGGTTATCGTATGTTGTGATGGACGAATACGCTTTTATGAAGGAAGAAGTCTGGACTTCTATAATTCGTCCTACTTTAGCAGATGTGCGTGGTGGTGCATTGTTTATTGGCACACCAAATGGAAAGAATCACTTTTACGATTTGTTCCTAAACGCACAAGAAGGGTTAGATGCAGAGGATTGGTCTGCTTGGACTTACAAATCCATAGATAATCCGTTTTTAGACCCTACAGAAGTGCTGATGGCGACTAAAGACATGCCGTTAGAGTACGTCAGACAAGAATTTGAAGCTAACTTTGCCTCTTTTGGAGGCACAGTCTTTAAATCTGACATGATAGAAGTAGCTGACAGTCCAAAAGACGGGGGAGACATTTACATGTCGGTAGACCCCGCAGGTTATGAAGATGTTAAAGGGATTTCTCAAGGTAAATCCCACAGACTAGACGAAACAGCCATCTCAGTAGTAGAAGTGTCTAATGCTGGGTGGTTTGTACACGAAGTTATAACAGGACGTTGGAATGTAAGAGAAACAGCGTTGCGTATTTTACGAGCAGCACAGTCTTACAGACCTAAAGTAGTAGGAATAGAAAAAGGTGCGCTTAAAAACGCACTAATGCCTTACTTGCACGACAATATGAGAAGGTTAAATGTATACCCGTACATTACAGAACTATCTCACGGTAATCAAAAGAAAGCTGACCGAATTGTTTGGGCGTTACAAGGTAGAATGGAACAAGGTAGGTTAACTTTTGCACCAGGAGAGTATTTACCAAAGATAACAGAGCAATTGCTAGACTTCCCTAATCCGTTGTCTCACGACGACATGATAGATAGCCTAGCCTACATAGACCAGATTGCAGTAACACCATACGATATGAGAATAAACAGCGATGCAGAGGAATGGGAACCTCTTGACCCTGTTAGCGGAATGTAATAAGGACGCATAATGGCAGTAACAAAAATAGTAGAAAACTACGGAGACCAATCTTCTGAGCAACCAGCTCGCGTTGACACAGAGTTAACAGGGTGGATTGTCTACAAAGTAGATAACTGGGAAGAGTCTCGTAATCGCCAACATCAAGACCGTTGGCAAGAGTATTATCGTCTTTGGCGCGGTCAACATGGTGGCCCAGGAGATAAAATACGACAACACGAACGCTCTAAGATAATCGCACCTGCTTTGCAGCAGTCTATCGAGGCTGGCGTTGCAGAGATGGAAGAGACTATCTTTCACAGAAAACGATGGTTTGACCTAGAAGATGATGTACGAGAAAAGGTCTTTGCACAATTAATAAAAGAAAATCAGAATCAAATAGACCCACAACAGCTAGAAGCCTTAGCTAGAGATGTAGATACAAGGCTAGACGGAATTACGTCACAACTGTTAGAAGATTTTGAAACACGGAACGTAAATCAAGGCATATCAGAGATACTCTTAAACGCAGCCTTATACGGCACAGGCGTAGGAAAGATAGCGGTAGAGCAAAAGCCTAGGCGAGTGCCTATAACAGGCTCTGCGGGCGTTACAAGCGATATAGAGATGGTTAATGACATACACGTTAACCTTGTTCCTGTAGACCCTAATGAGTTTGTAATAGACGTAGCTGCTCGCAGCATAGACGAAGCTCTAGGCGTAGCACACGTTTACACGATACCTAAGCACGAAGTAGTACAAAAACAAGACAGAGGTATTTGGAACAAAACTGAAGTAGGTTTGTACGATAATGACCCTTCAGAGCATCAAGAGTTTGACATACATGAAGAAAGCTACACTGACGTAGAGCATGTAGAGATACTAGAGTATCACGGGCTTGTGCCTAAAGACTTATTTAAAGATGCTGCTAAAGAAAGCGTTGTAGACCCTTTAGCTGAGTTTGCAGAAGAAAACTCTAACTTAGAGTATGACGATGCAGGAGAAATGGTAGAAGGTATTGTTTGGATTGCGAATCGTTCTCAATTACTTAAAGTAGTTCGTAACCCATTCATAATGCAAGACAGGTCTTTTGTCGCATTTCAGTGGGACACAGTACCTAATAGGTTCTGGGGTAGAGGCATAGCTGAGAAAGGTTATAACCCTCAGAAAGCGTTAGACGCAGAATTAAGAGCAAGGATAGATTCGTTAGCACTAGCTACCTATCCTGTTGCTTTGGTTAATGGAATGATGGCTCCTAGAAACGGAGACTTCTCTATTAGACCAGGAAGGAATATTGTTGTTAGCGGCCCTGTTAATGAGGCTATTGCACCATTTAAGTTTCCTGGCCCAGACCCGCAGAGCTATCGACAGTCTGCAGAGTTTGAGCGTATGGTAACAATGGCTACGGGGTCTATGGACACCGCAGCCCCATTAGGAGTTAACCCTCGTAATGCTACTGCAGGTGGCATGTCAATGATGATGGGTGCTATTCTTAAACGAGCGAAGAGAACACTCCGAAACATGGAGTTTGAGTTTCTTTCGCCATTAATCCACAAGGTTGCTTGGCGGTACATGCAGTTCGATACGGAGCGTTATCCCGTAGCCGATTATCGCTTTAGAGTTCACGGAGCTTTAGGTGCGCAAGCGCGTGAGTTTGAGGTAGCACAATTAACTCAACTTATGCAAACAGTACCTCCTGGTTCTCCTGCTTACTGGTTATTGCTTAAAGGTGTTATTAACAATTACAACATCGAAGATAAAGAAATGTTGGTTAAAATATCTGACCAGTTCTTACAGCAAGCTCTTAATCCACCAGAGCCACAACCTGACTTTGACCAGCAAGCTAAACTACAAGACCAAGAACTCAAGAAACAAGCTCTTATGTTTAAGGTTATGGAAAGCAAGCTTACTAATGCTAGGCGTGATTTTGAAATGGAAGCAGAGGCTGAAAGAGACAGAGGCGAAGCTATCTGGAATCAGTCAGAAGCTCTGCTCAATATTGCTAAAGCTAAAACAGAAGAACAAAGAGCTGCTGCTGAAGTTGCATACAAAGAAGCTAAAGCTGCCGAAGCTTTGGCAGGTAAACCTGCTACAGAAAAATCTGAGGCTACACAACCTATAGAGTATCTAACTTTAGTTGACACGCTAAAAGATTCGTATGAACAGTTTACTAACAGTGCTATTGAACAGATTAACAACAAAGTTAACGATAGCATTAACCACATTACACAAAGACAACAAATGTTTCAGATTGACCCGCTTAACGCTAAGTTAGACGCAATACTGCAACAACAAGGTAATATGGCTCCACAAGCT